AAGATTAATCTTTAGAGTAGAAAAGAAAAGGGAGCTTCGGCTCCCTTTTTTATTATGTTGCGAATCGTGACCTAACGTATCGACTCATTGTTTGTTCTTGATTGCGAACAGGTAATTGAACCACTGCATTTTGAGTTGTTTTATTATTCGTGATTGGAGCAACAACTGTATTACCACCAGTACCACCACCTGCTACTGCAGCAGTTCTGGCTCCATCATTGGCAGCTGATTGATTAGAAACGAAGTTTGCTTGTCCCATAGCAGCACCCATAGCAACAATTTTATCAGTAGGTAATGATGCAATGGCTTTAATGTTTTCTGGTTTGATATCAGAGAACATTTTAAGACCAGCACCAAGTTTCTCAATACCAACACCTGCTTTTTCAATATTTGGTCCATGTTCACCTAAAGAGATAATCTGATCAACTGGTGATTTTTGACCAGAAATTTTCGATAGTAGACCACCTACCAAGTTACCTATACCACCAACTACATTTGCTCCAGCAAAAGCAGCCATACCAAATGAAACTGAAAGAAGACCAGCACCCACCTGCATAAGATTCATACCATCTACTGATGCTAATCTTTCTATTGAAGATGTAATAGCATCAATAGTTCCAATAATTGCTTCAGATATTGCTCCAACAACACCCATAACAACATCACCAACTGCTCTGATAACATTTGGTATTTGTTCAATAGCAGAAACGAATACATTTTGGACAACGTCTGCTACTTTCATAAGAACTGGGGCGAATGCTTCCATAAATGGAGCAGCATACTCTAGTGCTTTACCAATACCCATAAATGCTAAAACAGCAGCACCAAGTCCAAGAAGAACTTTTGGATTTGCTAATGCTTGAACACCTTGAGCAATACCTATTAACAATGCTCTAATACCTGCGCCAGCTCCAGCACCGAGTGATTTTAAGCCAGCACCTAGTGCTTTAAATCCTGCACCAAGTCCTCCTAGTATTCCAGCACCCATTCCTCCACCATCACTAGGTGCAGCTGCTTTCATTTTATCACCACCCATAGCGGATGTGTTCTTCTCAATCTTGTTGAGTAAATCAGTTTGGGCTTGTTCACGACGAGCAGATTCCATTTCTTCTTCAGAAACATTGGCTTCATCGTTTTGTTCTTTATTGGTTTTCTCAGTTCCAGCAGCTGTTGGTTTTGCTATTAAATTAGCACGCAAGTCTGTTTTAGCAAATGCGTCTGAAAGAGATTCACGTTTAGCCAATAAACGCTGTCCTTCTTTGGTACCAGCTATTTGTTTGTCGTTTAACCCTGTATCTTTTTTAAACTTTTCTAACTCAGCTTCATTTGATTTGATACTCTTTGATGTTTTATTTCTTTCTTCGAAATCTTGACCAAGTTCTTTGTATGATTTTTCACTTCCGAGTTTTTTCTGTTGATCTGCAAATTCTCTTGACGCAATTTTCTTATCAAATACACCACCAACGTTAATTGCTTTAAGTGCAGTTGTTCCTGTTGCTCTCAATGATCCAAATTTTTCACTAAGACCTTTTCCAAAATTTGCAAATTTATCTCTAATTGAGTCAAATGTTTTAACAGTCTGAGCGATGTTTGAAATGGCTTCTGCTTCTTCACCTTTGATTCTCTTTAGTTCTTCTGCAGAAACTTTACTAACTTCAACAAGTTCTTCTTGCTGTTCTAGTTGTTTCTTTTGGACTCTAAGTAATTCCTCATCACGTTTAGCTGGAGCACCAGTTTCAGCAAGTGTTCTGATTGTATGAATGTGTTCTAGCGATAACTGTTGAACTTCTAACAGTTTTTTAAAATCGCTCGATTGAACATGAATCATCATCGGTGGCTTGGCCATACTTTACCTTTTTTTCTGTGAGTCTAATCGCTGTTTTTCTTCTTCTAGGTACTTAATTAACATAGCAACATACACTTCTCTTTCAAACGGAATCATATTCTCAAGTTCCGTTAGCGAGTATTTGTGGTACTGCATCAAAGCAAAATTCATTTTATAATAATTGAACAAACTATCATGACAAAGGTTTATTAAAAAAAACTTTGGAGTCCCTCCATAACTTTATGGTGACCACGTCCACAAACTGGACAGTTATAATCAACTTCCTGTTTTAATCTTGGCATCGTTTCAAAAAACTTTTGAATTTTACTAAATTGTTCAGAAGTCAAATTATTAATAAAGTCTAGTAGTTCTTCTTGACTTTGTTCTTTTCCATAAAATAATTCGTTACCTTGATAGATGTAATCAATACACTCTGCAACTATTTTGAATAAATCATCAAGATTATTAGTATCAAGGTCTTGTAATTTCTTTAATACCTGCATGGTAGGATATTTCATTACTACACCAACATCTCCAAACAAATAAATTTTATTTTCATGATCTGGAGATTTTTCTACTTTTAGTTTGGTAATATCAAAGGAGATTTTAACTCTGGCTTTCTCATCTTCACACACATCACATGGGAAAATTAAATCAACAGTTTCTCCAACAGACTTTGCACGCAATTGAGTGAAAATATATTCCAAATCAAATGTTGCTAGATCATCAACATTAAAATCGCCATCTAAACATGTCTTAACGACATCTTTAAGTGTATTGACCATTACCATAGGATCTTCGCTTTGTTGAGCAATCATTAATGCTTTTTCTTCACGAACCAAAAATGGTCTATACTTAACTTCCTTCCCACTGGAAGGAATCGCTAACGTATAAGTTGGTGTACTACTAATTGGTAATGCCATGGTCAATCTCCTTTAGTCATATTCTTAATAAGTTTATTCAACTCAGTTGTGCTACCAACAAAGATAGCGTTATTATTAGTCACCTGTTTTGATGCTTCAGCTTTAGCAGGTGCGTCAAGTTTTTGTTTTTGCTGATGTAAGTCCATCAATTGTTGATTTACGTCAGCTAATTGTTTCATTAAATTACCCACAACTTCAAAAGCACGTGGGTGCTCAGATTGTTTGGCAACTTCCAATGCATCTGTTAATGCGACTTGTCCTTGTTGCAACAATACACGAAGATTATTTCTGGCGACAGTATAGTCGTCTTCAATTTTTTCATTTACTGGAGTTATAGTATTCCCTGTAGAATCTAATACTTCGACTTCAGTTTTCTTTTCAATCTTAACTGTATCAAAAACCTCTGACAATTTATCATCAATTTTCATAATAATCCTTTATTTATGCTCTGCCATCAAAACTCATAGTGTTATACTCTTCTTGAAACCCACTAAAGTTAGAATTATAATTTTCTGGAACACTTGGCAGACTTGTTAATTCTCGCCCATTAATTGTTGGCATTTTTAAGAAACGATCCCAAGGAGATTCTTTAGTTTCCAATGGAGCTAAGAATGATCTAGAAGTCCAATACTTGTAATTCATAGAAACTTGTAACTTCATAACTTCTTTTTGGTCATATCCAACTTGAATCTGACCAACATTTTTTGGATAACATTCGTGCATTTTTATTTCGTAGCGTTTTCTATCTTTAGTGTCTTCTACATCAATTTGAATTTCAGACACATAGTCATCATAATAATTAAAATTTCTTGTAACTGGATCTTGAATTGAATTTATCCAACCATCAAAAAACTTTTTAACTTCCATATTATTATCTACATAAAATGATAAGTTTGCATTATCAAACATTTTTTCGTTTGGAGCTTCACGAACTTCACCATGTATTCTAATCTGATTAGTTGCTATAGTTACACCTGGAATAGTTACGTCAGAACAGAACAAAAGAATTTTTCTCATGTTTGTTGCAGATGTCATAGTTTTTGGCAATCTTATGGATACAGTATATCTTGAACTTCTCATCAACCCTTCGGTTTTAACCAAGGCAATAAAATTCTTCAGATTACCGTTTTTTGTCTCAGCCATTTCTTAACCCATTTTTCTAAGTGAATCTGCCCATACTGCATCTTTAGATGACCCCATGAATCTTTCAACTGGAAGCAACATTGCAGTAGCCCAATCATTTGCAGGAATTTCCCTAAACGGAGATCTTACATGATTTAGCAGATAATGTTTAACGCATGGAATCGCTCCATTATAACGAGAGACTCCGTCTATAAGTGCCCAAGAATATTTGATTCTTGTAGTTTCGTTCATTTTGTCGTTACTCTTAAAAATCATTAAAC